TTCGTCTAGCGCGGGTTTTTTCTCGCCTGTGTTGAACAGCACCGAGAATTGCGGTCGGGCGCTGATAGCGCGTTTGCCGGTATAACCTCTAGTACCGACCACATCGGTCCAGATGTTGCTGTAGTGGTCGATCAACCAAAGGCTACGCTCACGGTCCCGGGCTCGAAACACTTCGTCGATGAGATTCTTGACGTCATAGTCGGGATCCAGTTCGTGTACCAACATATCCGGCGCCGACTTGCCAGAATCAAATATGCGATTGGCTCGCTGCACCGCTTCGATGTGCATCCATGCGCTGTGTCCCATGAGCAGGGCATAACTGAAACTATCCCAGCTGGTGCGTCCTTCTTTGCCGATCTTGTTGAGATCGCCGGGCTTGTAATAACACACATCTGATATCCGCAAGCGGCTAGAGATGGGCGAGTCTTCGAATATGGGATGGATACCATCTTGGCGTACAGCATCACCAAAACTGCGCGAGTCGGTGGCATACTTCTTGTTGTCGGCAGTGGGGCTCATGCGATAACTCCACTTGGTGCGATCATCTGTGGCTATGTGATGATATAACTGCCCATTGGCCACAGCCAAGAATGGACTAGCACAGTCAAAGCTGATAGTGAACTGTGGATTGTGATACTTGCGAACCGCACGTTGTATGATAGTCAGCAGCACAGCCCATTCCAGCTTGGATGTGCCCAAGAAGTGCATCCAATCATGCACACCCGGTTCCAGCAATCCATCATGGATCAAGGTAACAAGACGTTTCAGCACGAGATGTACGTCGCACATGTTCTGACCGCCCATGCCCCAACCATTGAAGTGCCGGTTGTATTTGCTGGGGTCACAGTAACCTTTCATGAGCGCATACCAATGGTCGGCCTCGCCATGATTACTGCCCTGGAGCACGTTGAGTATCTTGGTATCACCATAGCGATTGGCGATCCAATACTCGTTGTTGTATTGCGTGGCCTTGACTGCATCATCATAGCTGTGGATACCGCATTTCTCAGCAGCTTCTCGGTTGAGATATGTCCAAGTGGGTATATCCATGGTCATGCCATAGTTGGCTATGCCCATCTGCCATTTGAGAACCTTCTCGCGCTGCCGCTCGGCGTTCTTGTCTGTGGTATCGGCCCAGGCTCCGGGCCACACACCCTTGGCGATCTGGAATCCACCTGAGTCCGCGAATATCATGGCGCTGGGATCGCGGTTCCGGATCATGTCTTCGCGTGGATCTATTTTGTTGAGATCCAGGTTAGCATGTCCCGCCGAATACAGGCTCCAGCGATAAGGGAACAGTGCTTTCTGGGGATTGAGCCAGTTCATCTGTTCCATGTCAGGGATCTGTTGGGGCATACGGCTGGCCTCAACATAGGGTTGGCTACGCTGTTTCCCGATATAAGTGGCATAGAAACCACTTATGGCCGGGAGGAAGAGGGCGTAGTCTTGCTGTTTTGCGGTAAGGTTATCTTGTTCGATTTTCAAGTTTTTGATCCATTGTGGTGCCGCTGGCCTTCAATTGTTCTTGGATTATACGAGCTGCTTCGTCATGGGTGACATAATCCGATTCGGGTCTCAACTGGCTCCAGCTAGAAAATTCCCATCCCCAAGATTTCCAATATCGAGCCACTAGATTATTACCAACGATGACTCCTGCCAGTATTATCAAGAAGCCCGATACTATCAGAATCGAACCTGACAGAAACATTGATGCCTGTTCTAAGTCCATGATCACTCCAGATGTTATTTGCTCTGTGCCGGGATGATGTAATTGTACACAGCCAATCCCGAATCTACCACGATCTCCATGGCACCCTCATCGGAGATACGGAATATCTTATCGCCCACGAGATCCAATATCCCAATCACAGTCTTGATGGGATAAGTCCAGGCTCGTTTCAGCGTTCCCTTGACGCCGGGGTGAAATACAAAGTTACCGGCATGACTGCTGGGATCTCCAAAGAAAAACTTGAGATCGTTGTTTTCGGTACGTGCATAGAACAGTGGTTGTTCGGCATTGGCCTGGGCCTGCCACTTCAAGCGTTGGATCGAGGCCACCGAGGGTTCAAACTCCACATTCCAATTTACACCGTTGAACTCAGCATCTTTGAGTTTGGCATTGACCAGTTGAGCTGCCATGAAGCGATAGCTGTTCTGGAAATCTCCGGCAGCGTTTTCAAAGTTGATGCCATCGGGTGTGCCATTTTCTTTGTGCTTGATCGTGAGCTTGGCATTTTCACGATACTCGTCCAAGTTCAGCAAGATTTTCAGCTTGCCTAGATTAGGCATGCCAAATTCTCCCATAAATTCAGCCACCGGTCCGGCAAATTTGGCCTTGACTACCACGGTCAGATCCTGCCCTATGGTTTCGATACGAGTTTCTTGCTCGGTTCCTATGATCTTGACCAGGTCGATTACTCCCAGGTCAAAAGTATGTCCTACTAGATCCATCAAATGATCGCGCATGTATTTCTCCTTGTGATGTGATTATACAGATGTTATTTAGATTCAACGACGACTTTGGCCAAAGTCTGTGAGCCGCGTAGGCTGATTTTGTTTCCGGGCCGTGACAATACCATCCAAGACACATCTTCGTCGATGTGTTGGTCTAGGATATCAAAACCGATTGTTTGTGCCTGTAACATTATTCTTGCACCGGGGGTATAGGACATCAGTCCACGATCAAATCGAGATATGCCACCTAGAGTATCACAGTCATTGTAGGTAAAGACGAACTGCCCGCCGGGTCTTAGCAGTTCCCAGATATCCTGTAGCCAACGATCCAATAGACCCATGGGCCTAAATTCAAAGAAGTGGTACGCAAATACCAATCCAAATTGTGCCTGGGGCAACATACCCAGCAGCGGTGAAGAGTTCTCATTGACCTCATAACAACACAATCTATTTTGATATACCGGGTTGAATCGACCCAGGGCCGGTTGCAGTAGCTCTTGCTTGGTATCAACAAGATAGAGAGGATCCAATGATACCATGTCATTGATAAAATTTTCCCGACCCGGACGTAGTATCAAACCTGGCCAACGCCAATCCTGATACTTCAATATCAACGACCGTATACTGTTTATTTTTTTAGGATCTAATTCAAGTTTTCGATCAATGGCTGTTTCGATTTGTTGATTCTGACGCTCGCTGTTTTCCCATCGATTGATACAGCTCTGATAATACGTTTGCTGTTGATCCTGGATCTCTCGTTGCACAGCCGCACGTAGATCATGTATGATCTGACCTAGATCTTGATACACTGAATCAAACCGATCTTTTTCGTCTTGGATCCGTTGGGTAAAGGACTCCCAGGAGATTTCGGGATGATAGCAGGCAGTGACATACAAATCCTGCATCTGTAGTTGATGAGCCAGCTGCATGTCTGGCACTGATATAGTGTCTAACTTGTGCAGATAATCAATGAGATGACTGATCTTCATCGGAAGGTGAATAATTTCTGGAAGTTGTTTGTGGTATTGGTACTGTCACCGATATTCCAGTCCAATACACCCAGCAGGTTGTCGATCTTACCATCGATCACAGTGGCTTCCATGGCCGGATCATCAAACGGTAATTCACGGAACCATTGCGGTAGATGCAATTCATCTGTGGGATAAGCGATGCTGGTCCATTCCATGGGGTTGGGACGTAGTTTGCATACCACCACCTTCATACCATCCACGATCTGCATGCTGTAATTGTCGCCGTTGATCTTGCGCAGGGTATTCCAGTTCAATGCAGCTCGCACATGTCCGGGCATGTTGGTTTTACCTTCGCGTTTTTCCTGGGCACCGTACATGGTGAGATTGTTGGCTCGCTTGGGCGATCCTTTCTCCCAGCCCGGACGTTCCGAGAACTCGGTCTTGAACTCGCGGATCTTGCTTATCACGGCTTCGCGCTCGGCCCCATTGAGAACATCATCCAATACCTCGCTCAAGAACTCTTGTATGACCTTGGGAGTATCTGATCGCTTGAGATCCAGACCCATGGCCTTGATCTTACCAGCCTTACCATCAACATCTACACGTTTGTTTTCTTTGTCATAATACTGCACCGCATAGCGTTTCTTGGTAATGAATAGACCCTTGGAGGCCACGATCTCACGACCACCGCGTATCACAGATCCCATCTCTCGGGGACAATGGAATGCCTGCTCCATGAATCCCGGGAAGCTGGCGTTGACCTGTTCGGCGATGCTGTTGTAGAGCGCCACGCAGATGTCCCGGTTCCATTCCATACGTCCTGCTTCGACTTCTTTTTGTATCGCGGGCCACGCAGAAAAGTAGCAGCTATCTGTGTCACCGTAGATGATAGCGTCACCCACGTGATCATAGCGTCCCGTGATACATTCATTGACCACGGCATCCATGTGTTGGGCGATGGCACGTCCGGTCAGCGTGGTGCTCTGTCCTATGCGTTTGTCAAAGAAACGACAGCCGGGATTCAAGATAGCGCCATACAGCGAGTTTAGATTGATCTTCTTGACCAGCTGGCGCTTGTCCCAGTATTCTTCAGCGACCCGGTCTCCGGAATTGATGGCTTCGCGCAGTTTAGCCTGCATCTCCTTACGCTCGGCATACCAGCGTTTCAGCAGACCCGGCACCACGCCCTCGCGTTCATAAGTGAAGATAGTACCGTTGGCGCTGATCATCCAAGGTTGGTTTGAGTCAAATATCATGCGCCAGATCTCGGCCGCGCTGCTCACAGTCTCTTCGCCGCTTTGCCAGTCTATGGTGATCTCAGTACCGCGCTGCTGTTCCATCACGGCCGTATATTCCAGGCTACCAAACAGGCCTTCCCAGGCCCCAGCAAAGCTCATCTTTTCCTGGGTCATGCGAGTCTTGATGAGATTGTCGGTGGCCGTGGGACGCAGCTGACCTATGATGGTCTCAGGACCCATGTTCAGCGCCCGGATCGCGGACGGATACAGGCTGTTGATATCGATGCTGCCGATCCAGTCATGCATACCTTTTTTAGGATATGCCACATAAGCACCAGCAGCTTGGGTATCATCCTTTTCATGACGGCGCCGCACAGGTACTACCATACCACGCTCGTGGGCTTCGTTGATGATGGCCTGCTCGGTCACAGCCACGGCGCCCATGGCAGTGGGCAACAACACAGTATTCTCATGCGCCACTTGGTTGGCCAGATCCAAGAACTTCAGCTTGCGATCGATGGTAAACAGGCCATTCACGTCCTGCCGGTTATACTCGATAAACTTGCGGAAATCGTTGTTGTAGAGCTGATCCAGCGTACCTTCGTATTTGGTCTTGCCTTCAAGTCCCTCATACTCGAGTATGGCATCCAGGCTATAGCTGTGGCGTTCCTCATAGGTATACTTGCGATAGAGCTGCATATAGTCCAGATGCACCCGTCCCACGAGATCAAACGTCAGGCTCTCGGCACCAAACCGTTCAAAGGTACGTTTCTTGGGCATCTGATCCCAGAGGCAGAACCTCCGGGTATCGTCCCGGCTCAGTACTCGCGTGATGCGCTGCACTGTATAGGGGATATCATAACCTTCGGAGTTCCAACCCGACAGCACATCGGCGTCTTGGATGATGTTGAGGAAGGTATCCAGCAGCTCGCTTTCTTCGCGGAACATGAAACAGTTTTCGAACTCGGCCGCGATCTCTTGCGCGGTCTCCCAGCTCATGTGTCGCGGGGGTACGGCCAAGGTGACCAGCTGGTCCAACCAATCCATGTATACGCTTATGGCCGTGATGGGATTGAAAGGATCGTCGGGCCGGCTATATCCGCGCTCGGGGTTGAAGTCTACTTCGATGTCAAAGAACGCGGTATGCAGCCGCGGGGCATCTATGTTCTTGTAGTTCTCTTCCAAGCAGCGGAACACCGGATTGATGTCGGCTTCGTATAGCTGTTTGCCCGATTGGATACGTTGTTCTTTATGGAACTCTTTGCTGTTACGTGTACTGAAACGGCTTACCGGTGTGCCAAAGATGCTGCGGAATTTGCCCCGGGGGTCTTCGTAATAAAATCGGTATTCTGCAGAAAATTCTTCGTAGTAGCGTTCGCCGTTGCGGCGTCCTACGATGTGGATGCGATCGTGTTCACGATCAAATAGCGCGTCGATATACGACATAGTTCTCCTTGTGGTTTATGGCCCACTGGCCATGTGCTTGCCCGTGACGTGGGCGACTCGCTGTTACTTATCGTACTTTTTCTTGAGACGGAGATATAGCTGGTATTCATCCGCTTCTTCCTGTTGCTTGCGATCCAACTCGTCGCGTTCTAGGGCCTGCTTGACATAGAACTTGAGTTCGCCACCACGCAATTTTTTCTTCCTATAACCTTCCCGGGCATGCTGGGCTTCCTTGCTGTACACGTCCCAGTTCACGTCGGTGATGTCGGCAGCTCGGCATAATTCGGCCCACTCATCTAGATCGTCATGCCACTTTGAAATCCCGTCACTCATTATTTGACTCCGAAATGTTGTTCCAACTCAAACACCGCATCTTCCTTTAGTCGATATGCAGCAAACAATGCGGCATAGGCGTTGTTTTCCTGACCTGGCAGCGGGTTGCGACTGAATTGTTCCCAATCATTGCCTTGCTTGATTAATTGCTGACAACACTCCCGCACAATCAACTCGGCGAATTTATCCCTCCAGGTATCGGATACCAAACACTCTGCTGTGGGGTCTAATTCTTTGCTGGCCTGTCTGGCTAGTTCTCGAATTCGTTCGTTCGTTCATTGATCCTCCGTCCACGTCCTGCCGCAATCCTGGCAATGACATTGGATCCAATGGCTATCGCAGGATGGATCGTAGTTTCCGGTGTTGGCACAGTATTCATGTGTGGCGTTCCTGTGCCGGCACCGGGCCTGGAGGCTGGTCTTGGCATCTACCAGCTCGGCCATGAGATTGTTGATACGATCCGATTCCTGTCGGATCCGATTGTTTCGGCGCCGGAAGAATCCTGTGATCTCAGATCGATCACACACAGTCTTGTGGGTCTGGGTATCGACCAAGGTCCCACGCGACGAGTCTATGCGGTATCGAGTTGGCTCGGCCATGGATCAGAGCGTCTTGCCCACTGTGGTCAGGATGTCTTCCAATAGCGCGTGGTCTTGTTTCTCACGACCAAATTCGGCTTTGTGGGCCAGCTTGATGGCTTTCTTGAGGATACCGGGTTTGATCTCCATTTCCTCAGCGATGGCTTTGACTGTATCGGTCAGCCCACCATTCAGGGTTTCGATCTCGTGCAGGACTTGCATACCCTCGTTGATGACTTGGGTCAGTTTGTTCTTTTGTTCGATAGTAAATGTTCGGTCGCTCATGGCGTGTCTCCTTTGTGCATGTAATTATAGCACCAGCGACAGCTATGTCAATGATTTAGAGCTTATGTCCTATGACCATGAATCTCTGATATTTGGTCTCGGGATCTCGGAGAGATCTGGTGCCTTGATATAGTACCCGGAGCGGAAATTTGTCCAGGATATCCTGTACATCGCGATACTTGATGCCGGGGTCATGGTCCCGGGCCTGCAGGACCACCAGGGTTTTGGGGGGTATGTTATGGAACCAATCAGATTTGGGCATGCTGGTCAGGCTACAGTTCACCACCACGCCGTCGGCACCTAGATCCCGATAATCCAATTGGTTGGCATCGGCCAGTTGGTGATCGACGCCGCGGGCACCGATCAGGCGCAACATACGTGCGCTCTGGCGCAGCATCTTGGGATCTATCTCGACATTGATGATACGACCATGCTGGAGTCGCGGCAGGAGATGCAGATACAGGCTGAGATTACCAAACCACGAGCCCAGTACATACATGTTGCCCACTTTGGGCGAGACCTGGGCCAGGCGCCGGATCAGCCAGACCTTGCTCTCGGTGAGATCCGGGGTGAAGCTGCCCTGGAGGCTGTATCCACTGCTTTCCAGGATGGTCAGCTCAGTGAGTTTCATGTCGGTGCGTAGGGATTGATCGGGAGATCGTATTCCTGTGGTTCTGGCAGTACCGGATACTGTTCCTGGAACTCGGGAATGTTTACCGCTTTACTTTTCATCGACGTAATCTTGTTCCAGGGACCGATCGGCTCTGTGGGCCCGGAACAGATCCAGCATGGTCTCGGCCAGTTCCAGACTAGGGAATCGTTTTGATATCCGGCGTGTGCCGCGACGTACTTCATAGCCACAGGTATCGTCACCATGAATCTCGACTATGGAACCATCTTCCAGGGCCATGACTCGGCAGGGCTTGTTTTCCACTACTGGGGTTTCTGTTGCTACTTCGCGGATATCCTTGTTGATCAGACCCAGCTCTTGTGAGGTTTTCTGACCCAGCTTGTCAGAGCCCTGGGGTTTGCGGTCGCGCTTGCCGTCATCACTGACGCGATCTGATAGCTTGTCTAGATAGTTGTTGAGATCCTGGCGCATACGGCTCAGCATATCTTCTTCGATGTCGGCTATGGTCTCGGATAGACTGTTGGGAGATTGGTTGGGCCAAGCAGAACCAATGGATTTGGCCACTGGTTCGGGAAATTTTTCAGCCGCGATCTTACTGACCATGGCCTGTCCTATTAGGCTACTTTCAGAAGCACCAACCAGATGTTTGCCTACTGGATGTTTGGGGTCGGTCTTGGCACCCAACACAGTGATCTTGCGCGGCCGGAACAGGGCCGGTAATTGGTCCACGCTCTTCTGTTGGCGGTTAAGACCCGACTTTACTGTGACTGGTGTGAGCTCAGCTTCGATGGCTGTCATGCGCTCCAGTATGGATCGGATATCGCCGCTCATGCCCGTTGTTCTTTCAGGAAACTGCGCAGCATCCAAGCATGTTTACCATGCGCATCCAAGCGCTCGGCTATGAAGTTGGCTATGCCCTGCTGGTCTTCGCTTTCGGCTGAATCGAAACAACGGTTCAGCAGTTCGATCATGCGGGCATTGTCGGATTGTAATTCTTCAATCATGAGCCGGGCCCGGGGTACACGGGTCTGCCCCGAGATCTGGCTCAGCTCAGCGAAACGTTCGAAACTGC